CTAAAAATATGATGCGTCCTAAAAGTGATTTCACTAAAGTTAGAATGAATTATTCTGTATGTGCTCCTAGAATGTACGAAGGACGAATAGAATCTTTAGTAGGTAGAATTACTGGATTTGCAGATATGATCCAACTTACACATTTAAAATTACAACAAGTAATGTCTAGGATGATTCCAGATGGAATATATTTAGACGCAGATGGATTAGCGGAGATTGACTTAGGTAATGGAACGAATTATAATCCACAAGAAGCCTTAAATATGTTCTTCCAAACAGGTAGTATAATAGGTAGATCAATGACTGGGGACGGTGGACAGAACGCGGGTAAAATTCCTATTCAAGAAATACAATCAGGTGGTGGTGCTAAAATGCAGAGTTTAATCGGCACTTACAACTACTATTTACAAATGATTAGAGATACAACTGGATTAAACGAAGCGAGAGATGCTGCAACTCCAGACCCAAAAGCTTTAGTTGGAGTACAAAAATTAGCTGCGGCAAATTCAAACACAGCAACAAGACATATATTACAAGGTGGAGCATTTATAACGCAAGAGATATGCGAGTTATTATGTTTGAGAATATCAGATATACTAGAGTATTCTCCAACAGCAAATGCTTTTGTACAAGCAATAGGATCGCACAACGTAGCTACGTTACAGGAAATGAAAAATCTACATTTATATGATTTTGGTATATTCTTAGAGTTAGCTCCAGATGAAGAGGAAAAACAATTACTAGAGAATAACATACAGACCGCCTTATCACAACAAACGATAGATTTAGAAGATGTTATTGATTTAAGAGAGATTAAAAATATCAAGTTAGCAAACCAACTTCTTAAGATTAGAAGAAAGAAGAAGATGGAGAAAGACCAACAAATGCAACAAGAGAACATGAAAGCTCAGGGAGAAGCTAACGCTCAACAAACTCAAGCCGCTGCTCAAGCTGAAATGGAAAAAGCTGCTGCTGAAGTAAAAAATACAATACAAGTAGAAACCCAAAAAGGAGAAATTAAAAAAGGTACACTACACGCTGAGGCTGAAGTTAAGAAAATGTTAATGGATCATGAATTTGAATTGAACATGAGGATGAAGGAGATGGAATTAAAAATGATCCAAGAAAGAGAGATGACAAAAGACGTTATGAAAGACGGTAGAGAGACCAAAACCCAACACACAAAAAATCAACACGAAAAACAAATGGAAGATAAAAAGCTAAGAAATGAGATAGCTAAAAAAGGATTTGAGTCTTCTGGTAACGATGTTATAGGTGGAGGTATGCGATTAGGAGCGTTTGAACCTAAGTAAAATAAAACAAATTATTAACTATTATTATATTATATTATGGCAAAAAAAGAAGAACCAAAAGTAGACGAAAAAGTTGAAAAGTTAAAGGTTAAAAAACCTAAAATGAAAAAGTTCCAAGAACCAGAAGATGGGATTGTTAAAGTAGATCTTAAGGAATTAGCTAAGAAAGCTGAAGACATCACTAAGGTTGATTTATCAAAACCAGTTGGAGAAATAAAGGTTCCAGAAGAAACACCTGTATTACAAGAGATAACAGACGAAACTGAAAAAGTAGCTGAAGTTGTAGAAAAGGAAATTATAGAATCAATTGAAACAGGAAAAGAACTCCCTCAAAACGTTCAGAAGTTAATGAACTTCATGGAAGACACAGGAGGTGATTTAAACGACTACGTTAAGTTAAATAGAGATTATTCTGAAATGGACAACCAAACTCTATTAAAAGAATACTACAAAACGACTAAACCCCATTTACAAGCGGATGAAATAGATTTCCTAATGGAAGATCAGTTTTCTTTCGATGAAGATGTAGATGAGGAAAATGATATTAAAAGAAAAAAATTAGCGTTAAAAGAGCAAGTTGCCAACGCTAAAACTCAATTGGAAGAGCACAAATCCAAATACTATGAAGATATCAAGGCTGGGTCAAAGTTGACCTCTCAACAACAAAAAGCTATTGATTTCTTTAATAGACACAACAAAGAGTCTGAGAGTACTAAAAAGATTCATCAGGAAGCAAAGAGTAGATTTTTAAATAAAACTGAAGAGGTTTTTAACAATGAGTTCAAAGGTTTTGAATATAACGTTGGAGACAAAAAGTATAGGTTTAATGTTAAAGATCCAAACCAAGTAAAGCAAAGCCAAAGTGATATTAACAATTTTATCAAGAAGTTCTTGAATGAAAATAATCAAATGGAAGATGCTAGTGGTTACCACAAATCTATGTTTACTGCTATGAATTCTGATGCTATTGCAAATCATTTTTATGAACAAGGAAAAGCTGACGCACTAAAAGATAGTATATCTAACTCCAAAAACATTGATATGAGTCCTAGAGAATCTTACGGAACTACAGTTAGTGACAACGGAACAAGATTTACAGTATTAGGTGAAGATAGTAGATCAAACTCTACGTTTAAATTTAAAAAGAAAAACTAAATATTAATTTAAAAATTACAAAAAATGGCAATTACAAGTGCGAGCGGTATAGACGCTGCTCCGAGAAAACAAACGTTGTCCACTAACTATATAGACTTTACGTCTGCAGCAACGGAAGGATGGGCACAACAATATTTACCAGATCTTATGGAAAAAGAAGCTGAGGTTTATGGTAAAAGAACAATCGCTGGATTTTTAGCTCAAGTAGGAGCTGAAGAATCTTCTACGTCAGATAGAGTTATTTGGTCTGAACAAGGTAGATTACATTTAGCATACACATGTAAGTATAAAGATTCTAATGATACTTACGAAGTAGAAAACGATATGGACGGTAATTCTGTTACTACAGATCATGGTCTTAGAGTTGGTGACATGGTTATTATGTCTAATGCTTCAGCTACAGCTAAAGGTTATATTTCAGCTGTAAATGAAGATGGTGATAACGCTGCTGAATTTACAGTTGTAGCTTATGCAGACGGCGCTATGGTTGATGCTGATGCTTTAAATTCTACATCTACTACTTCTGAAGCGCATAGAGTATTAGTTATTGGTTCTGAATTTGAAAAAGGAACTGATGGTAGATCTGCTGCTAATGCTCCGCAATTCAAGTCATTCTCAAATAAGCACATCATAATGAAAGATTACTACGAAGTATCTGGATCTGATGTGTCTCAAATTGGTTGGGTAGAAGTTTCTGGTGAAGATAATCAAAATGGTTATATGTGGTATTTGAAAGCTGAAGGTGATACTAAAGCTAGATTTACTGATTACTTAGAAATGACTATGTTAGAAGCTGAAACTGCTCATGCTGATGCTGGTGCAATTGGTGGTACTGATGGCGGTGCTCTTCAAGATGGTACGCAAGGTTTATTCCAAGCTATTACATCTAGAGGTCACCAAACTACTGGTGTTACTGGTGTTAACGCTGCAACTGATTTAGCAGAGTTTGACGCTATCTTAGCTGCTTTTGATCAAAATGGTGCTATTGAAGAAAATATGATGTTTGTAAATAGAGCTACGTCTCTAGCTATGGACGACATGTTAGCTTCTATGAATTCTTACGGAGCTGGAGGTACTTCTTATGGAGTATTCGACAACGAAGAAGATATGGCATTAAACTTAGGTTTCTCTGGTTTCAGACGTGGATCATATGATTTCTACAAATCTGATTTTAAATACTTAAATGACAAAGGAACAAGAGGTGGTTTAAACGATACTGTTAACGCAATAAGAGGAGTTGTTATTCCTGCTGGAGTTTCTTCTGTTTATGATGAGCAATTAGGAAAGAATCTTAAGAGACCTTTCTTACACGTAAGATACAGATCTTCTCAAACTGATGACAGAAAGTTAAAAACTTGGGTTACTGGTTCAGTTGGTGCAAAAACTTCTGGAAAAGACGTTATGGAAATCCATTACTTAACTGAAAGATGTTTAATTACACAAGGTGCTAATAACTTTATGTTAATGAACTAAGCACAACTATTTTAAAAGAACCGAGGTTTCGGCCTCGGTCCTTTTTATTTTATTAATTTTATTATATATTATATTATGACAAAGAAAAAAGAAACAAAAAAAGAAGTGGTAGCCGAAGAAGTTACTCAGGTTGTAGAACAACCTAAAAAAGAAATTAAACAAAAGTCTAATGATCCTGAAAAAGATTGGATAATAAAAGACAGAATGTATTATTTAACAGGTAACAAGTCGCCATTAAGTTATTTAATTAGAGGTGCTCATATACATTATTGGGATGAGGAACTTGGTTACGAAAGAGAGTTAAAGTATACTTCTAACCAAAAAACTTGTTTTGTAGACGAGATGAAAGGTGATCAAAGAATGGAGCATATCATATTTAAAAATGGATCACTGTTTGTCCCTAAAAATAAAACTGTTTTACAAAAACTATTATCACTGTACCACCCACATAGAGATAAATTATTTATAGAACATAAACCAGTTAAAATAGCAGAAACGCAATTAGATTGGTTAGAGTTCGAAGTAGCAGCAATGAACTCGGCAAATAATTTAGATATTGACATGATGGAAGCTGTTATGCGTGTTGAGATGGGATCAGAAGTATCTAAGATGAGTTCTAAGGAACTAAAAAGAGATCTTATGCTTTTCGCTAAAAGAAGTCCTAAACTTTTCTTAGAATTAGTTACTGACGAAAACGTAATGCTTAGAAACTTTGGTATAAAAGCAGCAGAAGCAAATATTATTAAGCTTTCTGGAGATCAAAGAACTTTTTCATGGGCATCTAATGATAGAAAACTAATGACAGTTCCATTTGAAGAACACCCATATTCAGCTTTAGCCGCTTGGTTTAAAACTGACGAAGGAATGGAGATTTACTCCAATATAGAAAAAAGATTAAATTAATCTAACTGTAGAGCGGTCGCCCTACGGGGCGATCGTAAACTACAAATTAAAAAGAAATTATGGTAAACGTAGATACAGTGTATCAAAGAGTTTTAGCGATAGCTAATAAAGAACAAAGAGGTTATATAACTCCTTTGGAGTTTAATCTACTAGCTAACCAAGCTCAACTAGAAATATTCGAAAGTTATTTTGTTGAGTTAAATCAAGCATTGGCAGCGCCGGGTAACGAAAGTGAATACTCTGATATTATAAAAACATTAAACGAAAAAATAAGTATATTTAAAACTGACGGGGCTTTAACTTATGCTTCAGGGTATTTTAGTTATCCTTCTGACATGTATAAGTTAGGTACGTTATATTATAGGAGTTTGCTTGGTTCTGCTATTCAAGATTCAGTAGAGATACAAGAAGTAAATTACGACGAAATAATCGATTATAACAAATCACCCTTAACAACACCAACTACTTCTAGACCTTTATATATACGTAGAGAAGAAGGGGTAAAAGTATTTTCAACACCATCTATAACAGTAAATGTTTCCGCAAGTTATACTAAAAAACCATCTAAAGTAGAATGGGGATATGTTGTAACAAACGAGCAAGCTCTATATAACGCTAGTTCTTCAAATGATTTTGAACTACATGTTTCGGAAGAAGTAACATTAGTTATGAAAATATTAGGATTAGCTGGTATAGTTATACAGAGACAAGAATTAATGGCATTAGGACAACAACAAGCATAAAATAAAATAAATGGGATTAATAAAAGAAACAGAACACGCTTATTATAACGGTAATGATTTTGGAGGATACCAATTTATATCACTAGATCACATAATAAATAACTTTATGATAGCTTATGTTGGGGAGGGGAAGGTTATACCTAAAGTAAAAAGAACAGATGTTTCTTTTCACGCACAAAGAGCTATTCAAGAATTAAGTTATGATACGTTTAAATCTAATAAATCCCAAGAAATAGAAGTACCACCATCTTTAACGATGATGCTGCCGCAAGATTACGTTAATTATGTAAAGCTAGTATGGAGTGATTCTGCTGGTATAGAACATATAATATATCCAACAAGTAAAACATCTAACCCAAAAACTATAAAGCAAAATACAGATGGTAGTTATGTTTTTAACAACGATACTACTTTAGCTGAACAAACTTCTCCAAATACAACTTCCGAAACACATGACACTGTTTTGTATGTAGGATCTCTAACTATATCTATCAATGATAGTGATGGAAATATAGTAGCAGATATATCAACAGTGTTATCTTTAGGTATGGAGTTACACGGAACAGACGCGAATGGAGATGATATTCCACCTGGAACATATATAACAAGTTTCGATGCTACGACGTTACAGGTTGCTTATATAAATCAAGTGGTACCAACAGGAAATTATGATGTAATTTATACCACTGGAGCTAGCTCAGACACGTGGGAAGGTTATAAATCAGGAACCCCATCTGAAAACCAAAGTGACTACCAAGACGATACTTATTGGCCTCACTCAGGAGATAGGAGAGGATTAGATCCAGTACATGCTCAAAGTAACGGTTCTTTTTATGTAGACGAGTTACAAGGAAAAATCCACTTTAGCTCTAATATTTCAGGAAAAACTGTGATCTTAAAGTATATAAGCGATGGACTAGGTACGGATGGAGAAATGATAGTTCATAAATTTGCTGAAGAAGCAATGTATAAATCAATAGCTTACGCTATACTATCAACAACGGTAGCTGGACAAGCTTTAGCTCCTAGCTTTCAACAACAAAAATCAACCGCAATAAGAACTGCAAAATTAAGATTATCAAATTTAAAAATAGAAGAACTTACTCAGATAATGAGGGGGAAATCTAAGTTTATAAAACACTAAAATATGTCAGAATTGAAACATGGTTTCGGTGCT